GGGCCGCATACCGAGACCGACCAGCGCGACTTCACGATCCCCGGTGTCGCGCCGAAGGGTGGCCAGGCGCTCTTCTTCGCCTCGGCCGCCGACGTGGCCGAGATGCAGGCGTGGTTGGGGCGGTTCCCCGCCATCTCGGGCTACGTCTACGCGCACGGTAATGTCATCCTCCAGATCGACGGCGGCGTGCCGTTCGCGGAGGCCGAGCGGTACCGGGCCGCATTGGTGTCCCTGCCGTAGCATCTAGTCCCTCGGCGTGTACTTGTGTTCTATGCCCCAGAGTTCCAGCTGGATGTCGATCTCGCCGGGAGGCGCGTCGTCCACCTGCCAGGGCGTGACCCCCCACCGCTCCGCGATCTTGGCCCGGACGTAAATCCAGGGCGCGGTGGGTTCGCCCGCCACCAGATGCCGTCTCAGCGACTCCCGCTCGTAGGGGTCAGCTTGCCGACCTGCTCCTGCACGGCGCGCAGGATCGTCACGAGGAGGTCGTCGCTCACCGCCTCATAGAACGCGGGGTCGGTGGCGGGCGGGAGCGGCGTCCCGTCGAAGTCGGTCAGGTCGTGCGCCTGGATGATCTGCGCCAGCGCCCCCTCGATCTGCGACTCGACGCCGCTGGTGAGCGCCTTCAAGAGGGCGCGCGGGTAGTTCACCCACGCCTCCACCCGGTACCCGTCGTAGGGCGCGGGGAGCGTGAGCGGGACCACCCGCCGCGCCTGCCTGATGGGCTGTGGCTGTGCCTGGGGCTCGCTGCGTCGCCTGATCTCGGCGGCGAGTTCTACCGGCGTGTTATTGCCGAAATCCTCGCGGCCGAAAAGCACGTCGCGCGTTGCCTGAACTGCGTTGCTGTCAACCATGCTGCTCCCCTTATCCACTGTTGCTCACTCTCGCCCGCGCCCCCCCAGCGCGGCACGCCCGGCCTAGTACGCGGTCGCGCGGCTGCTGAACGTGGTGATCTGCAGCCCGTAGGGTCGTAGTATGGTATACTTGTCCTCTGGACACGGAAAACCGGGCGCTGCGCTAACAGCCCCGGTACGACACCCCCGACCTGGATTGGAGGTCAGAGAATGCCCGTTCAGCGTAACACGCCCGCCATCTTCTGGTCGAAGGTTGACACCTCCGGCGCGTGCTGGCTGTGGCAGGGCCATCGCGAGTCGCACGGCTACGGGGTCTTTCACTTCCAGGGCAAGCCGCAGCGCGCACACCGGCTCGCGTGGCTGTTCACTCACGGCGATCTCCCCGCCGACATGGTTATCCTCCACCGTTGCGACAATCCCTCCTGTGTGCGCCCGGACCATCTTGCGCTCGGCACCCACCAGGACAACATCGCCGACAAGGTTGCCAAGGACAGGCAAGCCAGGGGCGACGCCAACGGCGCACGCCGTCACCCCGAGACTCGCGCGCGGGGAGAGCGGGGCGGGACGGCCCGCCTGACCGCCCCGCAAGTGCGGGAGATTCGCCACCTGCTCGCGACCAAGCAAGCAACGCAGACCGCGCTGGCGACCACCTACGGTGTCCACCAGACCACGATCTCGCTGATTGCCTGCGGCAAGAAGTGGCGGCATCTCCTCGACTCCTAGTACGCCGTTGCGCGGGACGAGAAGGTCGTGATCTGCAGGCCATACGCATTCACGGCGTCGTAGACGTAATCGAACGTGAACTTGTAAATCTTGGTGCCCGCGTCCTCGGGGGTCAGGTCCACGGCGGTCCAGGCGCAGGGGATGTCGAGCCACACCTGGGGCTTGTTGGCCGAGGTGCCGATCACGGCGTCGTACTGGCTGTTGCCGAGCACGACGCGCACCATGCGCTTGGTGCCCGCGTCCCAGTTGTTGTATTCGGCGAAGCCCGCCGCGTTGCCTTCCAGGGTGATCTCGCCGTGGACTTCCAGCTCGCCCAGGACGATCGCGCCGGTCGCGGTGGTGTTGTCCCCGAAGTACTTGCGCACGGCGTGGTTCTTGATCGCGAGGGTGTAGTTGAGGAAGCTCCCGGCGAGGTTGGTGATGCCCGGCGTGCCGCCGAAGGGATCGACGTAGAGCTGCATGTTCCAGCCGGGGAAGAAGTTCGGCACGCGGTCGGCCAGCAGGGTCGGGTTGACGCCCGCCGTGGTGCGGCTGATCGCGACCGCGCCGCCCGTCAGCCCGGTGCCGACGCCGGCGATCAGCGCGAGGCCCGCCTGTTTCGCCAGCCCGCCCGCGAACGTGACGGTCAGGGCGGCCGGGAAGGGGCCGCCGGTGATGGTGACGTTGCCCGCGCCGATGCTGGGGAGCGCCTGCAAGGCGGCCTGCACGGTCGCGTTGGCGGCGTTGTAGGCCAGCGCGGGGGTCGAGTAGCCGTTGAAGGTGAGGACCACCGTCCCCGCGCTCGCCGCGCCGAGGCCGACGCTCTGGACCTCGGAGACGCCGCCCGTGCCGCTCATCGGGTTGAAGATCGCGTCGCGGGCGAAGTAGGTGATGTCCGCCTTGCTGTCGCCGCTGACCACGCCGCTCAGCGCGATCTCGTCCACGAGCGCGCCCCGGAGCTGCAAGCCGCGATAGGCGTCGAAGTACTCGACCGTCTGGCTGTCCAGCGTCGCGCCCGGCTTGAACACCCAGGTCGAGCAGCCGTTGGCCGTGGTCGGGGTGACGCCGCCCTGCACGCAGGCCAGCAGCGGCTCGATCAGCTCGTCCGCGCTGACCGCCTGCGTGGCCTTCGCGCCCGCCGTGACGGAGCGTAGCTTGGCGTCGCGCTGGTTGTCGCGCGTGCCCGACGCGACCTTGACGAGGTTGACCGCGCGGGTGCGCATCAGGTCGCCCATCCAGTACATCTTGCGGGTGGCGGGGACGGCGGTGCCGGGTGTCGTCTCCTTCCCCACCTGAAATACTTGGAGCCATTTTTCGCCCGCCATGCGGTGCCCTCCTTCTGTGCGTCGTCAGCGGCCCCGAGAGGGCACCGCAGGGGGTTAGCTGGCCGGTGCCGCCTTGTCGTCCTTCGGCGCGTCCTGGGACTTCTCGGCGGCCTTGGGTGCCGGTTCCTTCGCCGCCTTGACCTTCTCGGCATACCCCGCGTAGTCGTAGAGCGGGCTGTCGCGCACCACGGCGCGCAGGTCGGTCGGCAAGGCGTTGTAGTCGTCGGCGGAGAGGGAGCGCGCGGGGATGTCCTGGTGGAAGCCCCCGTCGCCCGTGTACTTGATCGTCGGGTCGGCCATCGTCGTCCTCCTAGGCGAAGTGTTGTTTTCCGCGTCCCAGTGGTATAATTAGGGCAGCAGAAAGCCGAGGCGCTGCGTCAACAGCCCCCGGCGTGACACCCCCAGAACTCGTGAAGGGAGTTCAAGGAATGCCCAACCAGTATACCTCCATGCCCAGTCGAATCGAGCAGGTGACGTGTGCGGTCTGCGGGAAGGTGTTTCCCGCCGAGATGCGCCGCAAGCGCAAATATTGTTCGGATCGGTGTAAGGGCTACGGCAGCGTCGGTCACATTCGCCGCGCTGGTGGTGAAGGTCAGGCCGTGCCGTGTGAGCAATGCGGAAAGGATGTGTGGCGAACCCCAAGTCAGCCGCGTCGATTCTGCAACTCGGCGTGCTTTGGCCGCTGGCTGGCTGTTCATAATGTAGGCCCGGCGAACCCAACGACAGGCCGCCGAAGTACTCGCCCGAAGCCAATGACCACGCTGGTCTGTCCCGCATGCAAGAATCCATTTGAGGTTGCAGCAGGTCGTAGCAAGCATCGCACCTGCTGTTCGCGACATTGCGCCGCAGAGTGGCGCGCGAGACGTGGTTCGGCTAGCCCGTTTTGGCGCGGAGGATATACCCCGCAGTACGGCCCATCGTGGCCCGCCGCGCGCCGCGCGGTACGCCGACGCGATCAGATATGCCGCCACTGTGGCAAGTACCCACAGCAAGACGGCCCAGCCCTGGATGTGCATCACCTTCGCCCCTTTCGCTGTTTCGGCCTGTCGCGCCACCTGGAAGCGAATGCGCTGACCAACCTGATCGCGCTGTGTCACTCCTGCCACCGCAAGGCCGAAACGCTGTATCGCCAGTCCGAACTCCGGTCATGCGAAAACTAAAAACACGTCTTCGGTCGCTTCGAGCGTCCACCAGCGGTGGCGATACTCGCCGTTCTGGTAGAGGACATAGACCGCGCTCGCCTGCGGGCCGCCGCCGGGGCCGCCGCGCTGCACGAGGGCGGAGGTCTGCGCCGCGCCCGACAGCGCGTGGTTGGTGTAGAAAGCCGCGCCGATGGCGTCCGTCAGCGCCATCATCTTGGCCTCGGCGGCCGCGTCGTCCCCCGTGGACAGCAGCATCAGGTGGATCGGCACGACGTGGGAGCGCCGGACCCAGCCGCGCGCCTTCGGCACGTCGCTGTAGCCGTCGTCCCAGAGGTAGGCCACGGTGTCGGTGTTCACGACTTTGGGCACGCCGAGCGTCACCGTCAGCGAAGTCTCGCCCGCCGCCTGGAGCGCGGCCTGGACGATGCCCTGCGCCGCCGCCACGATCGCCGCCGTGCTCACATGACCTCCGTGTGGAAGCTCCGCCTCAGGTTGCCGGTCTTGACGGGCGCGCCGCGCTGGATGGCCGCCTGGACGACGAGCCCGGCCGCCTCCAGCGCGGGGCGCAGCGAGCCCGCCCCGGTGTCCACGATCGCCGCGACCGCCGTCTCGAACACCGCCCGGACCTCCGCCGCCGCCCCGGTCAGCGCGTCCTCGACGTAGGGGTTCGGCTTCGTGCCGGGGTGGTGGACGAGCGCGACCGGGTGCGCCGCGCCGGGCCAGAACAGCGCCTTGCCGTTCTTCGCGGCGATCGTGTGCGGGCCGGTGCCGTCGGTGACGTAGCGGGCGTAGGCCACGTCCGTCCCCACGACCGCGCGCCCGCCGCGCAGGAGCGCCGCCGCCGCGCCGTCGAGCTTGACGACGAGGCGGGCCACGCCGATCACCTCGACGCGCACGTTCATGGGAAGGCCCGCCAGCCCATCCAGGGGCTCAGGCGCGGGTCCACGCCGCCGCTCACCAGCGCGACGCTCGGCCCGTGCCCGTTGTCGGCGTAGTAGTCGATGATCCGCTGCGTCTCGGGCGGGATGCCCTTCTTGTAGAGCAGGCCCGCGCCGTCCGGGCGCTGCGCGAGGTCGGCCCAGCCCACCTCGCGGCTCTTCCAGGTGTAGGCCGCCCAGACCGTGACCGCGTGGACGATCTCCTCGGGCAGCGCCACGTCCCCCGTGACGAGGATGTTCCCCACGCCGTAGGGGTCGGGGAGGAACCCCCGGATCATGCGGAGCTGGCTGTACGGCGGCCCCTGGAAGGGCAAGACCTGCACGAAGTTGGGCGAGGTCTTGTCGGAGACGGTGAGCGTCTGGATGTCCGTCCCCTGCTGGTTGCTGCTCATGGTCACGGCGGTGACGTTCACGAACTCGTCGATGTCCAGGGAGGCGTTGCCGCTCCCGGAGAACCGCCGCGTCGTGCCGGTCTGCGCCGCCCAGTAGTTCGTCGGTCGGCCGGTCTCGCGGTCGAACTGGCGCGAGCAGCGCGTGACGAACTTGCCGAGCGCCGCGTCGCGGTCGGTGCCCGCCCACGCGCCGCCGAGGTAGTCCTTAATTTCTGCCACGGTCGAATAGTCCGCCATGACCCCCCTCGACGGCGCGTGCGGGCGCGGCTACTCGGCGGCCTTGGCCGCCTTCGGCGCGGGCTGCACGTCCGGCGCGACGCTGGCCTTCAGGTCCAGCCCGGACATCGGCCCCTCGAACGTGGAGAGGACCGGCACCTCGTTGAATATCTGCGTGACGTGCTTCGCGGCCTCGCGGGCGAGCGCGGCGCTGTCGATCTCGACGGTCAGCACGCGGTCGGAGAACGTCGGCCCGTCCGTGCGCGGCGCGGGGGCCACCTCGTAGCCCGGCGTCACGACGAGGCCCGGCCCGAGGTCCAGGTGATCGGTCAGCTGCGGCTTATCGGCCATGATCGCTACTCCTTCGCTTCTTTGCGCTTGCCTGCCCGCATTGCCGCCCCGCCGCCCCGTTCGGCCATGTGCAAGCGCCCGTGTTCCGCTGCCGTCAGAACTTGCAGGTTTTCGGGGCGGTTGTCGGTCTTGACACCGTTGATATGGTGGACTTCCTCGCCGCGTTTGATCGCTCGTCCGATGGTTGCCTCTGCAACGAGGATGTGCTCGAAGACGTAGCCATGTCCTGCGCGCGGGTGTCCTGGCATCCAGATGAGCCGATAGCCCTGTGCGTGCATGACGGGCGGGTGGTTGAGGTAGCGCGGCGTGCGCCCTTTGCCAGCACATTGGCGCGAGCAGAAACGTTGAGGAGTCCCGTTGTGCACCGAACTTGGCGGGCGATAGAACTCCTTGCCGCAGACTTCGCATAGGCGGGCGTGGCCGCCCTTTGCGGCGTGCTTGCACGCGCTGCTGCAATACTTGCTATCAACCGCTCGGCTTGGTGTGGCACGATAGCTCCCCCCACAGACGGTACAGACCAAGGTGACTGGCATGGCCCCTTCCTTCGCGTCGCGCGGCCCTTGCCCCGCCTGAAGGAAGTATACCAAACCATGTCAGATTTATCACCTAGGGTCCAACGTCCGAAACCACCTGCAAAGCAGCGGTCAAACGGGCGGCGGTGAAACCAAATCGGCATTCACCTCGGAACCACGTTTGATTCTGCTCGAAAGAGGTCCCGGCCTCGCTGCTGACATCCATGCGGATTTCGTCGCGCATGAAGCCCATCAGTTCATTGCTCGCGCCGAGGATGATGCTGCTGCGGTTGGTGTTCGCGCCGACCGTCTGCGCGACGGGCATGTTCGGGTCGATCACCAGGCGAATCCCGGCGAACGTCGCCATGCTGCCGCCGATCGCGCCCGAGGGGCTGGCGTCCACGCCGAGCGCCTGGTTGCCGACGAGGGACGACTGCGCCAGGTAGCGCCCGGCGGTGTCCTTGGCCGTGAGCATCTTGGTGTAGGTGCGCGGGGCCATCGTGATGAAGTCCGGCTGCCCGTAGTAGGTCGCCTGGAAGCGGCCCAGCGCGGCGAAGATGTCGTCGAAGATGCTGGCGGCGGTCTGCGCGCTGGCGACGTTGGTCGTGACGCCCGCCGTGTTGAGGATGCCGGTCGGCTGGCCGGTGCCGCTGCCGTTGAGCACCGCGCGGTCGAGCTCGATGTTCAGTCCCCGGCTCAGGTCGTTGCGGACGATGCTGTCCACGGCCGGGCTGGAATCCTCGAGGAGCTGATTCGACACCTTGGCGATGCCCGCCAGGGTGAAGATGTTGACCGCGATCTGCGCGAACACCTCGTCCGTGCTGGTCTTGGTCGCGTTGTCGGCGGTCCAGGCGACGGCCGAGACGCCGGTCTGCTGCGGGATGTAGATCAGGTTCGAGGTGACGCCGGGGACGAGCTGGATCACGTCGAGCATCGGCGCGGTGGCGCGGCGCAGGAGCGCGATCGCGTCCTGCAAGTAGGCCGGGGGGACGAGATAGCCGCCCGCCGCCGACGTGCCCTCGCCGAGGGCCTTCAGCCCGCCGATGGTGCCCGAGTACGCCTTGGTGGCGAGGTCGTGCATCTCGGCCTGGGCCTTGGTGTCGCCGCGCCGGGCCTTCCAGAGCTTGACGCTCAGGGGCTCGTCGGGGGCCGCGCCGAAGTTCAGGTTCGGCGCGGTGTACTGGTGCTTGCGCTCGCTGCGGGCGTTGATCAGCTTGTCGAAGTCGGCGCGGAGGCGCTTGACCTCGACCGCGTTCTGCGCGGCGGTGCGCTCGGCCTCGAAGGTGGCGATCTGCGCCTTGGCGGCGTCCAGCTCGGCGCGGATACCGGCCATGTCCTCGGCGCTGGCGGTGTCGGTCAGCTTCGCGGCCAGGTCGGTGACGTGCTTGGTCGCCTTCTCCAGCTTGTCGGTGAGGTCTCGGATGATCTCTTCGGGGTCCACGGGTGCCCTCCTGTCGTTACAGAGGGGCGCGTGGCCCGCGTGTTCGATTGTGTGGTGTGCGGTACTAGCGCGCCAGACGCGCGTCGAGCGCGGCCAGCACTTGCGTCAGATCGTCCACGGCGTGCCGCACCAGTCCCTCGATCGGCGTCGAAAGCATCCGCCCGACCTTCCCCGCGCGCTCCCCGGTATCCCAGTTCGCGCCCAGTTCCAGACCTGCGGCGGTGAAATGCTTCCGGGCCTCGCCCGGCTCGACGCGCGCCAGGGCGTTGGCCGGGGTGGGGGTCAGCGAGAGTTCCACCCAGGGCCAGCGCAAGATTTCCCCGGTGCGCGACTTCTGCGTCAGGTGCGGCATCGCGCCCGACGAGGCGTACAGCGCATCGTGGTTGAGGAGTTCTTTGATCAGGCCGTGGTAGTTGGCGTTGCGGTCAAGCTGCGCGGAGACCCACCAGCCGTCATCGTCCTTGGTCGCGGTGGCGGAGTCCACGCGCCCGATCACGGAGACGCCCGTTTTGGTTTCCATGCCGTGATCGTAGAGGAGGGGGCGATTGTGGGGGAACCAGTCGAGGCAGAGGTCGGTGCGCGGCGAGAAGTACTCGCCGTCGAAGTCTTTCCCGCCCGGCATGTGCCCGCCGAACGGCACCGCCAGGATGCGGAGGGTGTCGTCAGCCAGCAGCTTGATCGCGCGCGCCATGCGGAATACCCCCATCACGGAGGCCCGCGTGGGGCGCAAGAAGCTTCTTCCACTCGCGACACTGCACGCAGTATACGGCGATGGTGCGCTTATCGTCAAGCGCGGAAGCCAGTTCCACGCTCACGCGCGCCAGGAGCGAGTTGCAGACGACACGATGGCCGCCCTTCACGCGGATGTTGGTGCAGCGCAGCTCGATCATGCCGCCTCCCTCTTGCGCTGAATCTGGATCAGTTGTGGCAACTGCACCCCCGTGGGCCAGTGCTCCTGGGGCACGTCGCGCCAGAAAGTACAGCGAGTGAAGGCCGAATGCAGCGTGCCCACGGTGCCGCCATACCAGGGAAAGTCCGAACAGATCGGCGGGCGTTCCTCGCGGGCGGTGCAGCGCCTCGTCGTGGCGTCCCATGCGTCGCAGGTGTAGTAGTAGGCCCCCGCCGCTCCCATCCCCGGCAGCAGGCGCGCGGCCTCAGCGCGGGTGACGCGATGCCAGTGCTTGCCGATAAAGGCCGCGTTGCGGCGCGTGTCGGGATTGCTCGGTTGCTCGGGCTGCGCGGTGCCGCCCCCGGCCCGGTAGCGGTCCCACTGGCGGTAATAGCGCAGGTAGGCGCGATAGTAGCCGAGGGGCTGCGCCAGGGCGATCACCTTGCAACAGTCCCCGCACTTGCCGCACGTCGCGCCCATCGCTAACTCCTCCTCGTGTGCGCCTCGTAGCGCGCCAGGAACCACGCCACGCGGAGCGGTGGTGGCCGGTGTGACCCGCGCTCGATCGTCTGGATAGTCGTGCGGTGGACCCCCAGCAGGGCGGCGGCCTCACGCTGCGTCAAGTTCGCCGCCAGCCGCGCCTCGGCCAGCAGGGTCGCCGTGCTCACCATGTCGCGCCAGGCCCTCCGCCACGAGGTAGAGCCGCACCGCCGCGCTGGCACGGCAGGACGCGCCGAGCCTGCGGTAGGCGGTATAGAGGGTGTTCCGCACCGTCGTCCGGTCCACGAAGAGCAGCGCGGCGATCTGGCGGTTCGAGAGCCCGCGCCACGTCAGCGCCACCATCTCGGCCTGCCTGGGGGTCAGCGGGCGCATGGTCGCCCCCTAGAACTGCGTGGCCCTGACGTAGAGCGACGCCTCCTCGGCGGTCGTCACCGCGCCCGTGCCCTCCCAGCGGTAGAACCACTCGCCCACCGTGTCGAGCGTCAGGTCGTAGTGGTAGACGCCGGTCGCGTCCTTGACGGTGGCGGGCGTCGTCGCCACCGCCAGCGGGTTGCGGAGGCGCAGCGTCACGGCGGTGGGGTCGGCCAATGCCCCGTTCGGGTCCGTGAACGTGCCCGTCAGCCGCACCAGATCGCCCTTGTCGTAGGTGTTCGCCATGCCCTAGCCCTCCGTCGTCGTCACGCCGCCGCGCCGCACCTCGGC